TACCCACAGACACGCCACCACCACCCCCACCAGTGATAGCAGTCCAACCAACCGCAGTAGACCCCGAATAAACCTCAACCGCTGTAGAACTCGTCAAAAACGACATCATACCCGCGGTAGGCGTACCCAACGCTGTAGCACGAGCAGTCGAATCCGCAAACGTCATCACCGCCTGCTTCATCAAAAAACTGTTGACATCAGCAGCAGTTAAAATCTCATTAACTTGGAAATCTTTATATGGCATTAATAATCCTTACCAGCTCAACGTGCCTACATCTAGTTTACCGAACACAGCGTCATCAAGGACCAGTGGCGCGTACCTTAACTGGTTGAAACCAAGCCTCACACGGTGACTTGTTGTAGACACTTGATGTTCAATACGAGTCACCTCAACATACCGCAGAATTTGCGGTGGAATCTGGTTAGGTGTAAACGCTACCGAACAAATGTCACCGATTTCCAGACCAAGAATATCGTCCTGCTCTGCCTCAGACAGTTTCTCAAGCGCAATAGTCATACCGTCAAAACGGTACTCTGGCTCCGAATACTGGACCGCATACCCGACAACAAAGTCCAGTAGGTCATCATCACTGTTCAACTGAACGTCATCAACCGTCAAGTCACGAATACCGTAAGCGTTCTGTGACGCCACATCTGATGCAATAGCTGTACCGCCACCCTGACGTGACACTGTGACACGGTTGTACAACAGTTCAGAACCGTAAACAATTTCAAGGTCAGTAAACGGGATAGCGCCCTCACCAAGGGCCACTAGCGTTGATGAGGTTGCCGCGTACCGGCGGTCACGGAAAGCAAACTTGCCGTCTCTTGTCACAAACACGCCACCAGGCTCAGATAGCGAAATGCTTTGCAAATAGGTCAAAGCGTTTGTTTCGTCAGGGATTGGTGTTGCGGACATGTCTGGGATACCAGGGTCAATGTCGCGCAATGTTGACGGCCAGTTGACCTCGGGCCGGTCAAGAATCCGGTTGATACGGGCACCAGCTTTTTCTACAGGTGGTGTAAATCCGTCCATAATCTGGTTAGCGAAAATGTTTAAGGTATCGTATGCCTTGGCGATGGTAACCGAATCCCCGGAAGGCTGGTAACTCAAATCCCAGTCCTCAATCCAACCCTGAAACACAACCTCGTCGTTCGCACTAATGCGCAGTTCCCGCCGAGGCACAATGTTGCCAATAAACGGTGACGCCGCATACAAAGGGTCAAAGGCCCGGTCATGGTTATTGAACTCTACAGACGCTTCACCCGCAGAGTAGAAAGCCAGGATGTTACCTTTGCCACGCTGAATGTCAGCACCAATAGTGCGGTCAGTAACGTCAATAAAGAAAGTACCGCCAAGCCGATACTGAGTGTTGTCAAGGCGACCCTGAATGTCGTCATCCAGCCTGAAAAATGGTGCGATAGGGCTGTCTGTAAGGTCAAAACCCACCTCAACTTTCACAACAGGTAACGTCATTATGTGCCTACTTTAGCGCTCAGGTTGCTTCGGCTTCCGCTGTTACTGTTTGCGGTTGTTGTGGCAAGACGCGCTTGCGTGTTTTGGAAGATACGTTCGGAAGGTGAATAATTGTTGATTGTAATGTTATTTGAACCGAGGGATGGCGCGTATTGCCTGCCGCCCAATCCGGAAATTGGCGGTGCCTGTTGCATTGATTGAATTTGAGAAAATCTATTGCCCTCGGCTCTTGCAGAACTAGCGGCAACAGCGGCAGCAGCGTTAGCTTGTCTTGCGGCGTTCAACAATGTGTTAGAGAGTGGTGGCTGAATTGATGTTCTACCACTGACTTCACCACCGCCTCCACCACCGCCGCCGCCACCGCCAAAGTTAAAGTTCATGTTCGGTGCTTGTGGCATCCGTGACAAAGCAGCCTCAGCAGCAGCAATCGCACGCTCAATACCAGCAATCAGCACTTCCTCAAACGTTTTCGTAAACGACTCCGCAAGACTGTTCGCCATCGACTCAAGCTCGTCAAGCTGAGACTCAAGGCCCTTGACAATGCCATCAACAAAGTTTTCGCCCTGACCGTACATGACCTGGGCAGTGTTTTCACCAAGCTCAACCCCTAGGGCATCCAGCTCGGCAAACAGGCCGTTAATCTCGGTGATAGTGTCAGCGCCACCCTCAACCAAAGCCTGTGCGGTAGCCCCACCAGCCTCAACACCAGCCTGAACCAACTGGTTAAACAGTTGCGGGTCCAAACCAAGAGCACGCAAAGCTTTAAGGTTCTCGACGAACTCGCGTGTACGGTCAACAACCGAACGGTAACTTTGCACCAGTTTCGCAGCAGAAGAACCAGCCTGCTCAATCGGCTCAGAGAAGTTAGAAATAAGCGCAGTACGGAACCCACGCAACTCATTACCAGCAGAAACTGTCCGCTGAGCAAACTCAACAATGTTGACCTGCTCAGCAGAATCTTGAACATTCCGCATCAAATCGACAAGGGTTGCGCTACCAGCAATCGACTGCTGAACCTGCGTAATCAGCGCCTCAGCAGCATTCCTACGCGCCAACAACGAATCACGTTGACGCTCAATTTGACGCAGAACCGAGAACTCGTCACGCGCGTAAGCCAGCAAGTTCTGGTAAGACTCATCAAGCAGGTACTTGTTGTCAAAGGCTTCTTTAAGCTTGTCCTCAAACGACTTCAAAGAATCAAGAGAAGACCTTTCGAACTCCCCAATCTGCTCAGCAATCGAAGGCAGAACCTTAAACTCGCGGGCGAACTCAACAAACGCATCCTTAGCGGCAAGCGCCTGCTTCTCAAACTCTTTAAAAGCGTCAAACTCTTGCTGCCACTTGTCCATCGCCTCATCAAAACCGGCGGCGGTCTGCAAGAACATTGCCTGAACGTTTTGAACCGAGGACATGCCCTGGCGGGTGACCTCTTGGAAGACCTTGTACCAGTCCTCTCCAGAGCCAAGAATCTTCTCAATCAAACCTTTAGAAGCGCCAAATGCTTCAAGTTGCAAACGGGCCGCGAGCTTTTGAGCATCATTAGCCATGCTTTTGAAGAAGTCGCCAACAGCGTCAGTAGCAGAACCAGCGGCACCGGCTGTTTCTGTCAAAGCATCGGTTATAGCGTTGGCGCCCGTAACAGCCTCAACGGATTCCTGCGTTACCGAGTCAAGATTAAACTTGTCCATCTCCGACTGAATCGAAGCCATTTCCTTGCTAAGGCCATCGGTGGTGGATACGATTGCGGCAAACGCCGTGCCGAGAAGAGTGATGAGGATACCGATACCAGAAGCCGCAATAGCAATTCTTAGAACGCCAAGGGCTTTTGTCACAAGGCCGAGTCTTGCGGGAACCTTGACAAGACCGGCGTTGACCAAATCAATGGCCTGCCTAAAGACGACCCAAACTTTCACCCCAACAAGAAGAGCGCCGAAACCAATAACCAGGTTTTTAATAACAGTAATGTTATTTACCACCCCGGCAGCGAAGAAAGCCATAACTTTAACAATGACCAGGAATGTCTCGGCAACCTGTAGAACCGTATTCTTTAACTGTTCTTTATTTGCCGTCAATCCTTGCACAACCGGAATCAAAGACTCAAAGATTGCAATACCAGCGGGAATCAACTGCTCAATAAGTGGAATGAGTTCAGAAACAAGCTCTGCGAAAGCAGGTGTTAGTTTGAAACCAACTACGGCCTGCAAGTTTTCAAAGGTTGCGCGCAAACGTTGCTGTGAAGCAAACAGACCTGTTGCCTGCCTGGAGTATGCCCCCAAAGCGTCACTAGAGCGGGACAATAGAAGCTCTAAACGAATCTCTTGTTCCGCAAGACGCCTACCGGCACCAGTCAGCTTGTCTAACCCACGCTCTGCCATCAAAGCGTTAACTTCGCTCTGTTTCATGGCGACACCGAATTTTTCAATCGGGTCATACTCGCCACGGAACAAAGCCGTCATACCAAGCAACGCCTCTTGGACGTCATAACCATAAGTGATGGCAAGGTCAGCGCCCAGGGCTACAAGCTTCTCGGTTACATCAGCGGTCTCCTGAATGCTAAAACCAGACTGTTTGAGGACCGAACCGATGAATGTGGAAGCTTTGGCGGCTTCGTTCATAGACAGACCCATGTTGACCGCATCAATACTGAACTGCCTCATTTGAGGCGTCAATCCCTCAAATACTGTTCCTAAACCGTTAAGGTTTCTTTCCAGGTCACGCGCCTCGTCAATAGCAGCGCCACCAAACTTGACAAGCGCACCACCGGCCTTGAACGCCGCAAACGCGCCAGCAGCAGAAAGAATCTTAGTGTTCAGCCCATCGAAGCTTTTACCGAGACCCTTGAGCTGCTTGGTTGCCTCGTCAACACCTTTGCCTTTAAGAAGAAAAACAAGGTTGATATTTAGGGCGCGACTTAAACTAGCCATTGATTTGTCTCTCAATCAGGTCTGTTGCTCTACCAATAATTTCTGCAAACTTTTGTTGCGCTGCCGGCATTGCTTCCTCGGCACCCGGGTACGCGAAACGCGAAGGTCCCTTAAACCTGCCACTCAACCTAGATACAAAAATGTCGCCCTGCCTGGTTACAGTGTGTCTACGTTCACCGGGACGAGAGTTCTCAGTAATGTTCTTTGCCAGCGGGTAGGCGTACCAATCAGTCTTACCCTGCAAGCGCGAGTTACCTCTACCTGCCATATCAGCCATAACCGTTGCTGGTGCGGGAATAACAAGCTGAACCAATGCGGCCCCACGGTCCATCTTGCGCTTAGGGTTACGCAACCGAACATTCACGGTCCTAGCCCTACGGCGCGTATTCCAAGTCTTACCAGTAGGCGAAAGTTTTCTCCGCATACCACTCAAGGGTGGTTGGTTAGGAATAGCATTACGAACACCATGGCGGACGGGCTCGGCAAGCTCGCGGAACTGCTGCTTAATCTCCGCAAGATACTTAGGCTCAATCTTGTTCAACTCACGTACAAGACGCTTCCAGTCACTGAGAACCATCTCAGCCCGATTGTCTAAAGCCACGCCCACACCGCCTATCTACATTACTATTCTACCGAACAAGAAAACCGCCCCACTAAGGGGGCGGCTTCCTCATCTAGGCAGGTTTCTCGCTACCAACCATCTGTGCATGGTCCATAGCATCCTGTCATCAAGTTGCATTAACTCTCTGGGACTGATGCCAGTTTCGACAGCCAGACCAGCGATAAACCAGTGGGTAGAGGACTCACCGAGTCCAACTATTTTGGGTCTTCTTCAGACTCCCCAACGGTTTCAACAGTCTCAAGCCAGGCTTCATACTCCAGCTTGGTACTCTTGGTGCGCTTTTCCGAATGCCAAGCAAGGAACAGCAACCAACCGATACGAGCATCTTCTGCAAGTTTCGTCACGCTGATGTTGAACTTGTCCTCAAAAGCAACAAGGTCAGCAGCGCTACAGGTAACCGTTTTACTGGTTTCGTCCGTGAACTGAATGTGTAGGTTGATTCTCATGCGAACAGTCTAACCGAAATTAGGCAGTTGCGTAAGTTACAGCTCCCGAAGTCGGGAAAGTTACTGAGAATGTCGCCAAGTCACCTACGGCCCCGGACACCGGAGTGAACGAGTTAATCATCACCTCAGCGGTGTACTTGGGGTTGGTTGCAGAAGCAGCAGTTCCGTTAGGAATAAGCTCAACCGTACCAATGGTTCCCACGAGGTTCTGGAACAAAGCGGAAACCCCGCCAGCACCAAAGTCGTTGTGGAAGTCAAGGGTAACCTGACCGCTCTTCAGACCACCAATAATCTCAGTCCATCCGCCAGAACCGAAGTCAGTCGTCTCAACCTCAGCGGCGTTGATGACCAATTCAGCACGAGCGCAAGCACCAGAGACGTCAGTTCCGTTCAACCTCACGGAGGTTGCAGTTACGACATACTTTGCCAATTTAATTTCTCCTTAAACATAGACAACGAGAACGAACTCTGCTGCCATATACTCTTGTGTATCCAGTTCCAGAGAGCCTATGTTGTTTACGCTGCGCACCCGCAGGTCCGCGACAGTACCATCAAGACTCCTATTCGATTCTACCGCAGACTTGACGCTATAAGTCCCTGTCGGGGCAACGTATTGGTTCAATGTCCTTTGCGCCATACGCTCTGAAGCGCGCGACACAATGACGAACACGGTGAAGTTCAGTGTTGTCAGACCCTGCTGGAAAGTGCCGTCATACTCGATGGTTTCCAGCGAGACGATAGCTACCGGAGGGTTGACAATATCGGGGACGTTCTCAACAGTGCGAAGGCCAGGAATGGTTGCAAGGTTGGCGTTTATTTTGTCCCTAATCGCCTGAATATCAACCATTAGGCCATCCTTACCCGCACATACGGGTCAAGCAGTGTGGCGATGTCTGGGTCGATGCGAGACAACCGAACAACGCCCATAGCGTCGAAACCGGCAACCCCCATCGGGCTGTCGCTTCTCTTAAAGTATCTTGCCGCCTGGAGCAGTGTCGCCTGTTCAATAGCTTTAGGGATTGTTGCCCAACCGAATACGCCAGTGACTTGCACGGTGGCCTCTTCCATGCCGGTAGGGAACCAGTAGTCACCAACAGCCCGGATAAGCGTGTAGGGCGAGGGGATGCCACCAGCGACCTTGTTGAGAGGCTCAAGCTGAAGGTCCGACGCTTTCCAAGTTTGGTCGAACACGCCATCCAGGTTCGTAGACGTCTTCAACGTGGTCAACGAATCAAGGTCGTCAATCTCAACAGTGAAGTTGTCGCGCGGTGCGTAAACGCGGCTGGTCGTCGTGCGATAGAAGATGCGTTCCGTCAGATTATCAATCGAACGCGAAGCAGTCTCAATACACAACTCCAACAACACATCGTCAACAGTGTCGGTGATGTTTAAGTTTCGTTTTAGGTTGGCTAATGAAGTGTAGCCGTCGATGATTGCCAAAATAAACCTCCAGTATCTAGTCTATCGTGGCGTGTCCCAAGCGTTCGCTCTGCGACGCTCCAAAGACCAACCACCGGGACCATAATCTTCCCGAGCAACTTTGTTTGTGTAATAGCTTGAGTTTAGCGAGAACGTCTTATCGTTCTTTGCCCGCAAGCTAGGGTCACTATTAATTGTTGACGAGTTATCGTGGCCCGTCACAACGTCCACTGACCGAATAGTGACGCCAAAGTGTTCCGCACGCCTCCTATAGTCATTGTCTTCAAAATATGCTGGAAAAAGTGCTTCGTCGAACAAACCGACCTTGCTGAGAGCCCCGTCACCGACACAAAACGTGTGCCAGTAGGGAAAGTCCCTTGCAAGGGTTATCTCGTCTCTACAAGCCCCTGAGAGCGTTTCTAGGGCACCTGGCCCAAACCACATGTCGTTGCTTGCGAAAAACCATCTGTTGTCGTGCGGGAAAGACTTTATGCCAAGATTCCATGAGCCGGCCACGCCGAGATTAGCTGGCATATTCAAAACATGCAGATTCTGAATAAAATCGCCCTGAGGCAACGAAGTCAACTCGCCACCATTATCAATCACCAACAGGTCGCGTACCGGGTAATCGATTGTGCCAATCATCCGAACCAGCAAGTCATACCGATTCAGCACCGGAACAATCAGGTTCTCAATCACCACTGACCTTAAACACAAAAATGTGTGAAAGTTCCTCCGGTTGCTCTTCAAGATGCACAAGCTCGCAACCAGTGAACATCTTAATAATGTCCTCCACAGTAAAGTCATGCAGGTGATACGGGTTCATGTGCTTTGTTGGTTGCGTAGGAACCGAAACAATAATCAGGTCAGCACAAAAAATTAACTGGTTCGCCAAATGCTGCGGATTCTCCAAATGCTCCAACGTCTCAAAACAAATAGCGGCATCCGTCTCAACCTGAAGCTCAAACGTGTTCAAGTCAACACCAGAAACAAACTCCCCAAACCCGCTATAGCGTTTCTCCGGCTCAATCTTGTCCACGCCCAAATAAGACACCTTTTTAGTGCGCGCAATAACCTCAGCGCCATAACCGACACCACACGCCACATCGACAACAGACCAGCCGCTCTCCAACCAGCCCGCAGCCAACTCGTAACGATAAATGTGTCCAGGCTGTTCATCAATCTGGTCACTTGTAATACGCTCAAACGTTTCGCTCATGCATCCACCATTTCAAATAAGGGTTCTCATACTCGTGGGCCGGGAAAACACCAAAGTTAGGTTTTAAACGCCACGCAAGATAAGGAAAGCTTATCTGGTCCTGAATCGACCAAATAAAGTTTTCTTTATACCAAAGCCTGCCAAACTCTTTGACCGAATCAGTGTTGCGCCACACTATTGTTCCGCAAGCCCACAAACCTGAGCCAGTGGGCAAACCAAGATTAAAGTAGTGGTCGGCCTGCGCTTCTATTTTCTGATTCTTATACTTATGCATCGTGCGTGAGTATTGTGCTTCAGCGTAAGCGTCTGGACGGGTTGAACGGTCAGGGTGGTCCCACACCACAAAGTCGTAACCATCAACCGAGTCCTCGCAAAACTTTTTAAAGCCATCGCCCACAATCTCAAATGCGGCATCCAACCACACAACAAGGTCAGCATCCACAAACTCAAACGGCAACATCTTTGGCCGCTTAGCAGCAAGGCGCGGGGCAAGGTTAGATGGCACAACCATCATCTCCCAACCATCAGCAGAAAGATTTGCGTTATCTGTTACGCACACGGCACGGTCAAAGCCGTGGTTGGCGGGTAAGGGTCTCAGCGGGTCGAAGTCGCCATATATGGCCGTAAGAATTACGGTTTCCAAAAGTTGCCCCAATACGATGGACCTTCGCGTAAAACATGAACAGTCGGGTTGCCTAAACCAATCCAACCCTCAGCGCTGAACCGAGATTCGTAAGCCAGCTCGGGAAGCTTAGCTAAGTATTCGGTTGTGGCCCACCAAAAGTTGCCGGCAAAAAAGAAATCATGCTTCTGGTGCTCCGGCTGTTGGGACTGCAACCAAAAAGGCCCCACCGCGTCAACCGAACGCAACTGGCTTACACACTCTTGCCATCGGGTCACAGTGTCATGGGTCATTGATACACGCCATTCTGTAGCCAAATCGGTTTTAGACCAAGCGCCCTTAGTGTGCGCGTAATAAACGTAAGCGTCGTTCTGTTTCGCGTAATCGTGAACAGCGGTCAATGTGAGTTGCTCCCAACCCTCATCGGCTTCAGCAACAACCACACCGGGCAGCTCCATCGCTACACGTCGTCTGTTTTCCGGCGAACCAACAACACCGAGGAACACGTCACCAAGTTCATCAATCAAGCCGGACATAAACAACTCTTCAAAGTGTTCGGTTGCCGGAGTCTCCCAATCACCGTCCGCGTAAACGTGATAAAAGTGGTTTAGCTGTTTCATTCAAACGTTTTACTCAACAGGGGCATCCAGTCACGGTGCCACACGGTCTCCACATCAAAGTCCTTAGCGAACTTCACCGAAACATCAGACTTTTCTTTACCGGCGTTATAAGCCATCTCAAGAGCCTCGACAATCGACGGGACAGAAGGCACCTGCCACCAAGCGTTCTGACCCGCATCCCAAGCTGGCGTACCATCAACCAACCAACCATCGTCGGCGACCAAATCCTGTGAGGCAGCCCAAGAAGAAGCAATGACACGAGTGCCACAAGCCTGAGCCTCAATCGTGGGAACACCAAAACCTTCGCCAAGCGACGGGGCCAACAGAACATCCATGGCCGTGTAATAAGCCGCCAAGTTCTCCTGCGGCGCACCATAACGGTATTCCAACGGGTTCACAATCCTCGTCGCCTCAGCAGGTACACCAAGACCCTTCAGCATCTCCAAAAGGTTCCAACCGATACCCGAACCAGTAACATCCGTGTGCAAATAAAGAATCGCATCCGGGTGCTTTCGTTGGAAAATACTAAACGCCATCAAGTTCTCGTTAAAAGCTTTACGGTGCACCAGACCAGAAGCCTTATTAGCGGCAACCATGCCAACAACAAACTTATCCCTGGTGCCCAAATAGTCCCGAACATCCTTACCCGTAGTAAGCGTCCAAGACTCTTTCAGAACCTTAGTATCCACACCATGCGGAATATAAACCGAATCGATACCCTTCTCGGCCATCTGCCTTTGACCGTGCGGGGCCATAGCAATCGGCAACACATTTGGTTTACGCAACCACGCCTCAACAGCAGCGGGCATAGTCACATGGTCCAAAGGAACCCAAGACCAAATCTCATTCATGCGCTCATACAACGGAGACTGCAAAACCCACACATCGTAAAGAGTGAGGAACACGTCTTTCTTGTTCATGGCCTTAGCCCAAGAAATGTAATCGATAGGATGCACCGACTGTGAATACTGGTCGTAACCTCGCGGAAAATGCTTAGCCGGACCATACGGTGTCTCAATGGTCTCAATCGAACCCTCAAGGCCAAAATTGCTGAAGTTCGCCGTATCTAAACCGTGACGAACAAAACGGTCAACCAGATACTTTACCTGCTGACCGTAACCCGTTGGCCGGTCATAAGAATTAGACCAAACACCAACCGAACCGTTGAACTTTTTTCCGTTAGCCGGATTGCCACTTTTTCCCATACACGCATTCTAGGGAAAGCGAAGGGCCGGGGCAACCCACAACCCCGGCCCTTCAGTTTTACGTCTTAGACTAAGCAGCGTTTCCGATGAACGTCTTGACGTGGCTTGCGTGAGTCAGGTCGCCATCTACGCGCATAAGGAAGCGGTAGTAGGTGAGGTCCTGGTTGAACGCATAGTCGGTGCTGGTAGCAACCTGGAGGCCGCCGGCCATACGCACCTTGTACGACGGGAGATGTCCGAACAGGACGCTTTTCGCAGAAAGGCCCTGGTTTGCCATTCCGGGATTCTCGAAAATCGGGAATCCAGCGAACGTGTCAGGCTGTCCAACGCCAACCTGGTAGAGGTACTGACCAGAGTTGTCCTTCAGCTTGCGCATTGCACCAACCGAAGCGGTGGATGCCATGTAAGCAACGCCAGGAAGACGACGAGCTGCACCGTCAAGGCTGTAGGCCAAGTCGATGAGGTTGTCGGCAGTGAACTGTCCGGCGACAGCAGTTCCACCAGTGATACCAGAACCAGCAGCGGTAACGATACCGTTAGGCTTGCTGTTTCCGTCACCCGTGGTGAGAACGCCGTTGACGGTGAAACCAATCGCGTTACCGGCAGCTTCAGCAATAACTGAAGAAATATCAAATCCGGCGTCAGCGAGAAGTTCATTAGAAATTGGCACCAAGAAAGCGTACTTGTATGCGTTCAGCGTGATGCTGGAGAAGGTCGGGTCGGAGTCAGCAATAGCCGAGCCCTCGTTGACCAACGACGCAGTGTTGTATGCAGTCAGGGTAGGAATGGTGATTTCTTCACCAGAGGTGGTGCTGATTACCTCAGAGGTATCGAGCATCGGTCCGACAAGGCGTGCGACCTGGAAAACCTGGTCGAAGAAGCTCTTGGGGACAGTGTTGCTGGAGCTAACCAGCGTGCGCTTTTCGAAGCTGTGAGAACGAACCTCACCAGATGCGATAGCACGCAGGATGTCGCTGTCAGAACGTGCCTCAGAAGAAGGAACAAAACCGCGAGAAGCTTCCGCTGCCTCGTGCTTGCGCTCTTCCTGGCGACGTGCAACACCAATGGCCTCGTCAGCAGAACGAATCTCTGCCTCAAGGTTGTTTACTTTAGAAAGTGTCTCGGCGTCAAGACCACCGCGCTGTTCAGCAGAGTCCAGGGCTTCCTGAATCTGGTGAACCATGTTCGCGCGGAGTTCTTCCTGAGACTTAATGAACTCAGACAATTTATCTCCTTGTTAATGATTACATTTTTCAGTCGCGCTGACGCAGACCTGCAAAACGACGGTGCTGACACTCAATCGTTACTTTAATTCTACCGTCACAGTGCGCAGAAAACGAGAAAACCCCGCCCGAAGGCGAGGCATCTCAATAAAGACCCTCCAGGGAAAGGGGAAAGCCAGGAGGGGAAACCCGTTAGCGCTTCTCTGCGACGTTCAAAACGCGGGTTTCTTTGACTGGTTCCTCATCCTCACGCTTCACCTCTGGAGCGGGGACAGGAGCATCAAGAGCAACAATCGCTTCAGCCCAAGCATCAGCAAACTGTGCAACAACGCCAGACTCAGGGTTGCCAGCAACCTTAAGAATAACCTTTTTAATTTCGTTCTTATCAGCCATAATTAAATCCCATTCATCAAAGCTTGGAGTTTCTTCTTCTTCAGCTCAAGCATACTCGGGTCAATGCTGTCGTCTTTGGTTTCGTCAATCTCGTCCTCGGACTTAGGTGCGAGCGTGTCAATGACCTTGGAAAGCATTTCTGCCTCGTCCTCAGTAAGGTCAGCGCCAGACTCAATCTTCAACATGGCGTCAGCAAGAGTGTCCGCATCAACCATTGCGCGCTTAGCAACTTTGTCAAGGCCGCGGACGCTAGTGTGACCCGCGGTGCCTGGGTAAGCGGGGAAAGCAACAACCGAAATTTCGTGCAAGCGAACCGAGTTCAGAACACGTTCTGATTCAGAAATCCACTCGTCACCGTCCTTTGGCACCGAGAAACCGAAGCTCATAGAGTCAACGTCGCCACGGCGAATCAGGTAAGCGGCATCGCGCCCCGCCTGAGTGTCAGGAAGATTAGCCGTAACACGCAAACCAACGCTGTCTTCTTCCAAAGTCAAAGTACCGGCGCGTGTGGAACCAAGAATTGTTCCCGTGTCGTGATTCCACAACATCTTAATGTCGTTGCGGGCGTTCAGGGAACGCTTAAAAGCTCCGGGCTTGATTCGCTCCGTAAAAGGTAGCGGTGCCGACGGGCTGTTAAACACTGCCGCATAACCAGTGAAGGTCATGCCGTCGCCGCCCTCCAGTTCGCGCACCTCAAACTGAGTAGTGTTAGTGCGAGTTTCAATCTTTGCCATGTCTTTAGCCTCCACGCTCACCAGCGTTCTATTCTCTTCTTCTAGTCTAGCAACGACGCCTTCAGCATACGTTAGTGCGCGTTGCGCGGCACGCTTCGACGGGCCGGAACCCCACAAAAGATGTGCGACCACACCAGCGCTCGGGTAATCCTCATTACCTGGTTGTGCGGCAGGCGCGTCCAGGTCAACAAGGTGGCGTGCAATCCATGCGGCCAACCGAACCCACTTGTCAGCGGTAACGTTGCCCTCGGCCATTGCGCGAGCCTCGGTAACGGTGCGACCCACCAGGCCGTCTCCCGCGTAACCTTCGTCGTAGTACTTCAAGCCTTGACGAGCGGCAGCGCGCATGTAAGCAGGCGGGGTAAGGTTCACCTGTCGAACATCATCCGCTGATACGTCGCCCATCTCGTCCATGTCGTCAGCGTCATCAACTGAGTCATCTTCGTCCTGAAACGAGAACTCTGGCAGGCCAGCGTCAGGCAAAGCATTGATGCGGCTCAACTGAGAAAACTTTAGGCCAAGGAACGTAGAAGA